ATATACATTATATATTTTTTAAAATTAATTTACCTTGTAATTGTTCTTGCTTATAATATACATCTGTACCTGCTTTTATAACCTTTTTATTATCTAATGTTATATTGTGTTTTGGTGTAATATATGTTTTACTATAAAAACCTATTTTATTAGATACTGGTTCTTCTAATTTTAAACTTCCTATAAATTTATTATCCATATTGTAATAATCTAAATAATATGCTAAAGGTGTAAAAAAGTTATTTATTGGTGGATTAAAAGTTTTTTTCATTTTTTTTGTTTTAAAAAGATACTGCCCTTTTTCACTTGACTACGTTCTGACTAATTTCGGAACTGTTTCTGCGATACTCGGGTTATCAGTATCTATATTGTTTATACTATCCAATTAAAATATTTATCTGCTATTCTTTTAGTTGTGTGAAACTTTTCACCATTTGGTAAAGTTATATCAGTTAACACTTCTGGCATAACTTTAGAATTTATTACCAAATTTTTATCTTTTACAATTACCATAGTACCTTTTTTAATGTTAGTACCTGATTTTCTAATTATATTTTTATTTGCGATAGCTTTCATTTCTTTGTTTTATTTAATATAAAGATACAAAGAATATTTTATATATGAAAGTTTTTTTACACTTTTTTAATATTTTCTTGTAAAAGTTTAGGAACTGCGTTATTCCATTTAATCATATGATGTAATCTTTTATTTTTATTTCCCATTAGATTTATTTTTGTACAAGAAGGATTAAATAAAACTGTATAAAACGATTTAACGTAAGTACCACCATCTAAATAAAATTCAGTCAAGCCACCTGTGTTGCTTTGTGTGTCTAATTGCTCTAGTCGTAAATCACAAATTGTTAAAAATATATGACCTAATGTGCCATATCTTACATAGGTATTAACATCCTCATTTATCCTTCCTATAAATGGAAACTTTCTTTCAGTAGAACATATAAAAAAATTCATAGCTTTTCTGCTTAATTTCTTTTTGAAAACTCTTGAATTTTCACCGCCAATAAAATCACCACCTTGTGCAATACATAAAGTCACTGCATTGGTTTTTTTGTAATATTTAAGCATCATATCAAATAAAACACTTAAATTTTTAGCATTTCTTGCTTTGGTTAAATATGTTCCATTAGCATCTGCAGTATATCTAAAAGCAGTATAATCATCATCCAATACAATAAAATATTTGTATCCTAATTTTTCAGCAATGCTAAATATTGCATTTCTTGCATAAACTACAACTCTATTATCATTAAAATTATCACCAATGTCAAATGTATTTGCATATTCTTGTTTATTAAATACAACGACTTCATTAGGAAAGTTTTTTTTGTAATCATTTACTTGACTATCATCATCAGAACAGACTAAATATATTTTGCCTTTATAACCTTGTTTTCTTATAGTTTCATACGTATGTACTTTAGCAGAACGACCATAAGTTAAAATAAAAACTACATATTCATTATTCTTCTTCTCCATATTCTTCTATATATTGATTTGTTATTTCTTCTCGTAATTGCAAATAACCTTGTGCAATTGCTTTTTGAAAATCAATAATAATTAATGATAAATCTTCCATTAATTCTTGTGTATCTTTTTCACTATGTGCATAATAATCTGCTATTTTTGCATAATCAAATTTTAAATGTCTGTAAGCTGCATTTGTTAAAAAATCTTTTTCTGTTTTTTTTAATTTTGAATCTTTTATTTTTTTAATTAATAGGTTGGTTTTTTCATCATCTAATAATTCTGTTAATTTTGGTTTTTCATCAGACGGTGTATATGTTGGTGCATCAATTTTATTTGTATATGCTTCTTGTAAATCTGTTTGTTCATCTTCCATATCAAACGAGTTTATATCTAAACCCCAATTTTCTAATTCCTCAAAAGTGTAATTATTACCTAATATGTCCCAATCCCATTCACCAAATCCCACATTATCTTTTATTATAAATTCTTTTTTTTGTTTATCAGTCCAATTAGTAACTTGCTCAATCCAAACTTCTTTAAATCCTGCATCTAAACAAGCTCTTAATCTCATATTACCACCTAATACAATCATATTTTCATCTACAATTATTGGTCGTTTTTCTAACATTTCAGGGAATTCTTTAATAGATTTTACAAGTTTATTAAATTTATCCTCTTTTATATATCTAGGATTATCAGTATTTTTTATTAATGTATTTATTTTTACTTTTTTAGGCATCTGTGTAATAATTTATGTTTATAATAACAAAAAAAAATGCTATTTGTATTGTGTTTCTTAAATTGTCAGCAACTTTTTCCATACCTTCTATATCTTCGTTCGTATAATATATACCAATTCCAAAACCATAACAAGTAGCCACTTCAATTTCAAACATATACAAATGTAAAAATTTAAAATGGTATGTCACTATTCTGATTACTGATTTTCTGTTCATATTCATTTATCTCTTTATATACTCCTCCATTTTTAAAATCAGGAGCAACCATAAAATCTCCTTGTTTTCCATTTTCTTTTCTTTTTACTTTTTGTATATATATAGAAACACTATCACTTAAGTATTGAGTTTGCTGACCAAGATTTCTATAAACTGTAATACAATTATATGCTTTATTAAAAAAATCAGATGATTGAGAAATATCGTAAGGATTTGGAACTCTATATTTACCGTCAACACTTTCCATTTTTCTTGGGTGTGCTACTAAAAATAAATGAGTATTCGTTTGTTGGCAAAACTGTGTAATCTCTGAAAGTAGTTTACCAACATAAGTAAAATCTCTTTGTGCTGAATGGTCTAACATATTCCAAGGGTCAATTACACAAACATTAGTTCCTTTTTGAAATACCAATTGCCTAAATGCATCTAATATTCCTTTTAGTGTTAAATTTTCTAAATCTATTTTAACAAAATCAAAATGTTCTATTATAAAATCTTTTGTATTATTAAGTGCATCTGTATCACAATCTTTTTCATTTATTTTATTAGCTAATCTTTTTATATGTGCTTCATAAGGATAACTTTCAGGAGAAAACATTGCTATGCGAAAATCTTCGTGTAGTGCAAGATTAACACATATTTGGTCGATGACGTCACTTTTTCCTGCATTTGGAATCCCTGTGCATACAGACCATTCTCCGAAGCTAATGTTATAATATTCTCGACTGTCGCCAAGTCGCACATTGTAATTTGTAATCCCATTTTCATTAAAATTTAAAACACTATCCCAAATGTCATTAATATTAAGAACTCCCTCAATTGGGAAATTCTTTGCTTTATCTAATATACTTCTTAATTCTGTACTTCCTAATTTAATTAATATTTCGTTAGCATCTTTATATTCTCCAAAATCTACATACTTACATCTTCCCCTACCAAATCTTCTTGCTAGTTCTTTTCTTAATGATAAACCTGCTTGGTCATTATCTGTACATAAAATAATTTCTTTCTTATCAACAAAATATTCCCAACAATTATCTAAATATTCTAGTCTTTGATTTCCAACATTAGCACCATTAGGAACACTACAAACAGAAAATATTCCTGCTTCGAATAAACTCAATGCATCAATTTCGCCTTCTGTTATATATATTTTATCCATAGTTTTGATTCTATCTATACCATAAAATATTAATTCAGCATTCTTATAAAGTTTAAAATTTTTGCTACCATCACGAAATTTTATATTAATTAATTCATCTTCTCGATAATAATTAAAATTAATAGCATTACGTTTTTCTTTTACTTGTGGAAAATATTCTTGACTCTCTGTTATTTTCCAATTAACTAAAGTATTTTCTGAAATACATCTTCTTTTAAACCAACTTATAGTTTTTTTATTTAAAGGTGATAATATTTTTATAGGCTTTACATATTCTTTTTTAGTTCTAACATTAACATTACCTGACCAATTACAATGAAAACAATTATATAAACCTTTTTCTACATTTATACTTAAACATTTATCTTTTGATTTTTTTCTAGTATGACTACATTTAGGACAAACTATATGATAATTTCCTACACGACTACCAATATCGATTCCTATATCTAAAAACTTTTCTCTCATTTCTTTTTCTTTAGGCTAATTTAATTTTTTTTCCTAAAGGCCACTAAAAAACACATTTATTTATTTTATGTTTTTTACCAATTCTATTTAAATACTTTAAAAATTGTTGTGGTTTTATTTTTAACCATTTTTTATTACTATAAACTTTTGTTACAAAACACTGATGTAATGGTACATCAATTTCTTCATCTCTGAATTTATGTTCAACTTTTAAAATTGCACCAATTCTTCCTGATTCTTCCCAAGCATTTATAATTCTTTCTAAAACTAATCTTTGACCTATAGGAATATCAGTTGCTATAAATTTCATTTCTATAAGAAATAAATATTTATCATCAAATTCTAAAACTCCATCAATATCGCTAGGATGTATAGCTTTATTTTGTACACCTGTAAAATCCATTGATTGTTTTATTCTTTTACTATTTCTAATTAAACTCATATTTTCCATTATATCTAATATTATTAAATCAAAAATCATTTTTTATTAAACTGATAATCTTTTGCAAATTTTGCTTTAAACATATCAATATATTTTACTCCATAATTATTTTTTTTACGAAGTTTCAATATTGAAAAAAAATTATCTTTCCAAAATTCATCTAATCTTACTTTTTTAACTATATAATAAACTGCCCGAGTATCATAACCATCTATTCTATCAAGTTTGTCTAAACAATCTTTCCAGTTTCGAATATCAATTGCAGTTCTTGGTTGAACTGCTAAAGGAAAAAGTTTAATTAAATGAGAAAAAGATTTTTCAATTAACTCATTATATATTATCTCTTTATTATTAATAATAGTATTATTACTATTATCTTTAAACTTTTCTTTATGGGGTGTTAAAGAAATATTAGATACCTCTTTAAGATTACTTATATAGATATTTCTTGATTCTATTTCTTTAGAATTTGCTTTATAAGTGAAAGAAACTTTAATATATTTTTTGTCTTTTAATTGATTAATCCATTTTGAAATCGATACAGTAGATACTTGATAAAGCTCTGAAAAATATTTGTTAGATGCATAACAATAACCTTTATCATTACTTAATGCAGTAAGTTCACCAAACATTAATTTAGCATTAGGAGTTAAATCTTTATCATACCTAACATAAGCAGGTATAACGGCATAATATGTTCTTTTCATAATTCTTCATCTGTTATTCTTTTTAATTCACTTATGAAATTAATTAATTTTGTGTACATAATGACAATATCTTCAAAAGAAATATAATCATCTTCATAAACTATAAATATTGATTCTAAAAATAAATCGAATTCAGCTAATGTAAGTTTACCTACATAAAAAAAATCTTCATCGAGGTATTTAATATTGTTAGTGTATTTTAATCTTTGTCTTTCTTGATTCCAAAAAAGCATTTTTTTTTGCATAATAATTATTTAAAATATTCATTTATTATTTGAATAGTTTTTTCATAATCATTTAGCCAATGACACTCCCAATTACCTTTTTTTAAACTTTCTAATGCTTCAAACTGATTCTTTGTAGGTTTATTATAACCAACTTTTAGTTCAATTGCTAAACCACATTTACCTTCTTTATTTTGTTGAAATATTAATATATCAGGTATACCACTTTTACCACCTAAATATTTAAATTTAAATTGCATAAAAGGTGTTCTTTTACCTTCATTTGGTACGTGTATACAATACACATCAGGATATTTATTTTTCATATATTCCATTACACTATGTTGTAAAATATCTTCTTTTCCTAAATATTTTAAATAAGGATTCGCCATATTATTTATATCTGTTGTATGTATGTTGAAAATTGAACCATCATTTAAACATTTATCTCTTAAAGTTAAATAATTTTCTTTAATATTTTTATCGTAACTCATTAATTCATTTAACCTTTGTGAACCAACAACAACAGTTGAATGGTCTACATTTACTGTACTAGCAATTTTTTTAACAGGTATTCGTAATAAATCTCTAGATAATTTATAATATATTTTTCTAGCATCTGCATATTCTCTTGCTCTAGTTCTTTTAGATATATCAATACTAAAATGATTATCGCAAATTCTTTTAATTTTTTCTACTTCACTCATAATATTATTGCATTATCAGATGTTTTATCATAACCTTCAAAATATGTAATTTTATTTTCATTGACATATTTTTTCCAAAAATAAAATGCTTTTTTCCAACCTTTTCTACCAACTTCAATCATATCATCACTCAATGCATAATGTTGTACTGTATAAGGTGGATTAGTTTCACAAGCTATAAATCTAAATGTTCTAGCATCATAACCTAACATATCGCAATAAAAAACTGCTTGTACCATATATGAAAATTTCCATATAGTGTTTTTAAATTCTTTAGGTGAACTATCTTGACAAGTTTTAATATCACTTATCCAATCTTTACCCATACAATCAGGTCTAACTCTTACAGGAATACCTTCGTATGTACCATAATGACTGATTTCATATTTACCTTGTGTAAAAAAAAGAGCATCTTCATAATTATTTAAATTAGAATATAGTTTCATTAACACTTTATATTGTTCATTAGAAACATTTTCTTTACCAATATTTTTATTTATTAATTTTTCTTTTAATAATTTATCTTCTTTTTTTCGCATATCTAATTTTGGTAAAACAAAATATTCGTTTTCAAATTTTTCTAAACCTTCATATAATAATATATGTGCTGCATTACCTAAATCCATTGCAGGTGTTTTTTTAAATTCTTTATTTAAATAATGATATATTGACCTTTTATATATTAATTTCAACCCACTTGCTGAAATACAATCTTTTGAATGATAATCTTTAATATCATCTTCAACTTTTTTTAAATTCTCTATTAACATTTAATTGTTTATTTAGTTCTTTATTAACTGCTTGATAACCATTTAAAAGGTTATTCTTTTTTTCTAATTCTATTGTTAATGCTTCAATTCTGTAAAGCAAAAACTTTATTAAATCATTTTTTCCTGTCATAATATTTTATTAAAAAAGGGTGCCAAAGCACCCCTTATGTTAAAATGGCAAGTCATCTTCTGAATGCTGACCAACTGGAATTGATTCGGTTTGTTTTTCACCAACATCAACTTTCCAACCATTAATAGATACAAAATATTTTGTTTGTTTAGTTTCGGGATTTAACCACCCTCTACCATTAATATTTATACCTACTGTTACATAATCGCCAACACTTAAATTATTTATTAATTCAATTTTATCTTTAATAAATTCTATTTGAATATCATTTGTATATTTTTCATCAGTTGTTACAACTATTGATTTTTTTGTAAATGAATCCTTAAAATTTTCAGTATTACCAATTACTTTAATTGTGCCTTTAATTTCCATATTATTATTTTACAGGTTTATTATTTAAAACTTTAACAGTTTCTTCTTTTTTGAAAGTATCACTTTCATCTTCACCAAAAACTCCTAACTCATAAAAGCCAGTCAGTTTTAGTATAACTCGGGACATTGCCCTCTTTTCTGCCATAGCTAATGGATAAGGATTTTTATTATTCTTATTATTTGCTTCACCATAAGATTCAACATAATTGTCACCTAAAGTTGCAGTTGCTTTAACTGCTGCAGAAATTCCAGGTTGATATTCTATTTCATTAAATTGTATTTTAATTTTAGCAATTCCTTGAATTTTATCAATACCTGTTCGTGTAATTATTGGAGTTGATATACTACCAAATTTTAATGAAAATATATCTTCTTTAGAAAGCTGATATTTTTCGTAAAGGTTTTTTAGCCTTTCCCTCTTTGTTGTTTGCATTTTCTTTTTCTTTTATTTCTTTTAATATATTAATTATGTCAATTTGAAATCCTAACTCTAATAATTTACTTAAATCTTTTAAAGTTAATTTTTCAGGATTTAACACCTTACTATTTAATGTAGGCATAGTCATATTTAATTTACTAGCTACAAAAGTTTTTTGAAATTTTAAATTTTCTAAACTTGTTATAAAATCAATTCTAAATTTATTCATATATATTAATTTACCATTTACCTAAAGGACATTTTGCAGTTGGTGCTAATGTCTTAGGTGGTATTGCACAACCACAACCATTTTTTATTTTTTTTGATTGTAAATGTTCACCACTTTTATTAGGATTACAAATATGACCTGAACGAATTTCACAGACATCACAAATTAGCAATCTTGTTTTAGATAAGTGTACGATTTCTTGGTCTAATGTTTTAAATTGTAATCTAGCCCAATTACCCCAACCTTCTAAAATTTCTTTAAGTAACATATATACAAATATAAAATTTATTTTTAAATAAAAAAAATATTTAATCTAATTTATAAGTGTCATAAGAAATAACATCATCATCTGCATTAGGAACGTGCATAATAATATTATATGAATTTTGTTTAACATTATATTCTAAACTATCAATAATGCAGCTAACTGGCTCTTGTAAAATTGTAGTACCAAAGTTTACCCAAAGTTTATGATAAAAATAAATAGGAACTACATCTGAATCATCTTTATAAAATTCTCCTTCATATCTTTTTATTGGACTTCTATAATCATTTATAAATTCTTGTAAAATACATTTGTCTAAAGTGTTTTGTTGTAATGATAATGGTCTGTCTTTTCTCGCAAATGTTCCGAAGATTGAATTTGTGTTTTGTAAATTAACTTCATTTGATAATATTGTTTCTTCTTGTTCATATTCACCACTAATATTATCATTTGCAATAGTTACAGTTCCATCAATATTTGAAAATATCGCACCTTTTCTTTTGGTATGTATTCTATTTTTCGATGCAGATTTTTGTGTTATAGCTAAACCATCATAAATCATTTTTGGACTTGTTAATCCTTGACCTTTTGTTGTTCTAAATAATTTTACTTCAATGTGTGGGTCTGTTTCTGTATCACTTAAATTACATTGTATTGTGGTGCTAAATTTATTCCAAGAATCAAATTGTCTAATATCAATTTTTTTAAAAAATTTATCATCCGTAAATGTTCCTGTTTCAAATTTACTTTCTTCAAAATTATACATTTTATTTATCGTTCCATCACTAGTAGAATCTAAACCAACAGATATATATTGTTGAACATTAAATACAAAAAAACCTAAAGTAAAAAAATAATAATTATAACTTATCTCTAAATCTTCACCACTAATTATTGGTGTGTCTGATAAAATATTTTTTATCATGTAATTTGTTTTTTCAGCAGTATTTGGTACTTCATTTTGAATTAAACAATAAATTCCAGTTATCGGATTTATACCTGCAAAAACTTGACTAGGTAATGCAACTTCTGCTAAAGCATTTCCACCTACAGAATTAATATCCCAATTAAAAGTTCCATATCTAAAATTTGGATTTTTATTTAATAATTGAGAATCTTCTGATGTTGTTGTTTTTATTGCATCTCTTAATGGTCTTAAATACTCAACTGATAGATTTGAATTAATTGGTGATAGATTACTTGGTATTTGTTTTAATACATCTTTAGTTTGATTAAGTGTTGTTTTAGCAACACCATCTTTATCGTAAACAAAAAATTCAATATTCTCTGTACCATTATCTTGTAGTAATCTTGTCTGCTCTGTTCTAATTGTACCCATAAATACAAAGATAAAAAAAAACCCTCTAGTGTAAGAGGGCTTAATTTTTAAGTAATTAAATTTTAAAAAGAAGGGTCTTGATAATATCTTGCATTACCAAAATGAAATGATTGTAAACTTGTATTTCTTTTTATATAAGTTAAACCATCTGTAGAAATACCTTTATCTTTATTATCCATTAATGTTTCAAAACTATCAGAATCCCAATAATTTTTTAAAGAACCATATTTTTCTATTATAATTTTATCAAAATTTTCTACATATTCAACTGTATAATAAACTTTTTTAATACAAGGATAACCTTTATGTTTTCCTAAAATTAATTCGATTGGTTTAGCATTTGTAGATTTATAAGTATAATCTTGATTACTATAGTAATCGTTATTTTTAGTAGGTATTTCTTTTAATTCTCTAACTTTAATTTTTTTAGATGATATATTTTCAACAACTTCGTATGGATAGCAGTCTGAACCTATTCTATGTGTAACTCCAGTTCCAACTGGATAATCATTTAAATTTATTTCTTTATTATTTTGTGTTTTCATTTTAATTGTTTTTATTATTATTTATAGTATAAATATACAAAGAATATTTTAAATAAGAAAATATTTTTTTAATTATTTAATATATTTTTAACTAATTCATAATATTTAAATGAAGTTAATGTCGGATTTATCTCTAAATTATTAGGTGGAATCTTACTTATATAGTTTGCTTTATAAAATGCATTGTCTTTATTATTGTTAATACCTGCATTATGAAATATAGAATTTTCACCCCATTTAACAATAGGTTCTGTTGCCCAAGTAAAATTTAATTCTTTTATGATTTTTGTTTTTCTATCTCTTTTCCATAAATTCCAAAGTACTGCCCACATATCAGCACACCATATTTGTAATGGGTGATGTCTATCATCTTTTGCAACTTTTTTAGTATTAAGTTTAACAACTTCATAAAACAAATTCTCACAATCTTTTTCTACTTCTTCCCAAAAAGTATAATCTATATTTTTTAAAACATATTGAGCACCACCTGAATTTTCTTCGTTTTGTTTTACAACTTCTTTATCAATATTTGCTACACTACACATTAAATCTAAAACATCTTGACCTTTAGACAATATATAATTGTGTCCAATATAACTAATCGTATCACTTAAATAACAAGTTTGGTCGCACCCACATAAATAATTATCTATTTCTAATGGTTTAGTTAATGCTATATCGCAATCGTGATACATAAAAGTTCCTTTATACAATTCAGGGTATTTATAAAAATGTTTTTTTAATGTATATGGTCTTACACTAGAAATATATTTAACACTTTTTCTTGTATCAGGATAAAAATAAAAATTAACATTAGGATATTTATCTAATAAGTAAAGACAAGAATTTTCATTCGCAGATTTGATTGAGAAAACTATGTCTATTTGTTCTTGATTTATACCATTATTTATAAAACTATAAATCATAGTGTCTACTTGCCACGAATAATAAATATTAGATGGTTGACAGCATATATATCTCATTTATTGTATTGCACCATCTGAACAACCAGGACAAGTTGAAGATGATAAAGTATTTCCATTCCAGTAAAATAATCCTTCACTATGTTTTATAAAATTACCTGCTCCTAGTATTGTAGTACAATTTGAATTTGTATAAACCACAGTAGTAGTAGATAATGAAGTAGAATTAATATATATAGTTATTGCTTTTCCACCACAACAAGCATTTAATGCACTTGTTGTTACATTCGCCTGTATTGCAATACAAGGTGCTTGTGTCGTAGTAGGTGCTTGTGTTGTTGTTGTGCTTAAATATGCTTGACAAGCTGCACAATCTGCAAAATCCAAGAAATTATCTACATCACCACTTTCACCTGCTCCACCATCTTGTAGTGATGTGTAACATATAGAACCATTTGTAATAACTGTTGGAAAATCATTTGTTTGATTAAAAACTTCTATAATAGTATCATCTGCACTACAATTAGATTGCAAACTTTGATATATTCTATAAAATATAGATGGTTGTGTTGTAGTTGTAGGTGGTGGTGGTAATTGTGTTGTTGTAGATATTCCTAAACAATCATCACAACTTAAAAAATCTATTTCAAATTTATTAGTAGGTGTACATCCTAAATTAAAATTATCATCACTTTGTGTTTGACCTGTCCTATCTATAAATGACCAACAATCACCTGTAGATTTTTGTTTTATATAGTTTGGAAAGTTTTCAGTATTATTCCCAATTATTTCTATTCTATCATCATTACATTTTAAATATCTTGCAAAAAATGTCATTGTTGGACAAGATTCAGTTGGTGTAGGTTTCGGTGTAGTACAACTTGCAGTTATTGTTCTTGTAGGATTTGCAGAAGCAGGATATTCTTGAATTATTGTCCAACATTCATTTTGAACATCATTTGAAATTGTTACTCTTTCTTCAATAGAAAATGCTGCATTATATACAACAAAATCTTCTTCATTTGTAATTTCATTTTTAACAACAAATGCTGATGGAGTTACAACATCTTCTTCACATTTATCTACTGATGTTGATTGACAACCAATTGTATTTTGTAAATTAGTACCATTCCAATATCTGTAATTTACTAAATCGCTTGATAAATATTGATTGCTTGTTAAAAGTGTACTACAATCATCATTAATAAATACTTTAGTTGTTCCTGTATTACTATAAAAATCAGTTCCATTTATATATGCATCTCTACTTGTTGGTGTTTCACAACATAAATCTTTTGCAGTATTACTCCTATATAATCTTATTTTAACACAAGTTTGTTCTACTGATTCTTCTGGTTCAGTTGTATCATCCTGACAAGCACCTGATATTGTTGGCAAACCTGCTAAACTTGCCCTAAAAGCACCAATCATTATTGTATAACATTCAGCAGAACTTGATGAAGTTGAAATATAAACATTATCTGTTCTGGAATCATTTGTATATGGAACAAATTCTTGAGATGAATCTGATTGTTTTCTTAACTCCCAAGCATTCCAAGTATATTGTGTGATTGTCGTTCCAACACCTTCACCAGTACTGTTTACTGCAAATGGTGTTATGTAATATGGTGTTCCTGCAGTTAAAGTTAAATTAAATGGAGCACCGGATGTATCAGTAACAAAACCAAAAGGATTTGATAAATTTTGACCAGTAGCTACTTCATACCTTGTATTTTCTGTATATAGATTACTATTTGTTCCAAAGTAAAAACCATATTTAGTTACATTACTTGTTCCTACATTATCAACTTGTGCTGCACAAGGTATAGATGTATTTGTTACATTATAACCATTTGGTTGTATAGATGTTAATGTTGGTGATATTGGGTCAGGTTCAGGGTCTGGTGTTATACCTCCTGGAACATATTCTATTACACCGCCTGTTCCTTCTGTTGTTGCATTATTTTTAGCATAAGCCATTATATAATACGTATCACCGGTATCTAAAGATGTTTGTGTTGAAGTAAAAGTTGTTGATGTATCTGTTGAAACTACTTTAGGATTAGATAATATAATTGGATTTTTACCAAAATAAAATCCTCTTTCTATAATTGTTAAACCTCTATCACTAATTATTAGTCCTTGTAAAATTCCACTCGTGTTCGTAGGAGTACCAATAGAAAGTGTTGTAACATCAGGATTAAACACTGTGTTATCTTGATTTTCTCCAGTAGAATCTTCAGTAGTTGTTAAAGCACCTGAAATAGAGGTATCATAATAATTACTATTTGAAACAATATACCAACTTGCATTAGCTTGATAAATTCTTGAATTAGTAATTCTTAAAATATTTTCTAAAACTTTTTTTGATGATAATTTTGAAAAGTTTTCTTGTAATGCAAACTCATTAATTAATATATCTTGAAATAAATTATTATTTTCAGTTTCTACACTACCTGTAGATGGATTTATTTTTCTAATATTATTTTGAATATAGATATCAAAATCAAGACCTGTAAATGCTAATATTTTATGTATGTAATAAAAAGCTGAATCTAATAAAGTTTGTTCACCTGCTGCAACTTTTATTGTACCATCTGCATTTGTATTAATTCTTCCATCAGGTATTAAAAATGAATCAAGTGTACCTAAATTATCTATTGCTCGTAAACTTATATCAAAAGGTTTAGATTGTATTGCTTCTGTAAAAGTGTCTGAAACTAAAAACCCCTCCCAATAAACTTGAAATATTGTTCCTGTTGCCCAATTGTAATCTGTTGCATCCCAATTTGTATCTGCAACTTGCCAAAGTGGTGAATCAATATCTGCTGCTTCATCTTCAACACCGATATTAACTCTTATTTTATATTCTCTTTCATCAAAGTTTATAAACTCATCATAAGAAATTGTGTCTGTATTTTTTAAATTAACTATACAAGAAGAACCAATAATTGGATTATAAAAATCATCATCATTAGTGTATTTAATAATCACAGGGTTAGCAGTACCAACAATTGGATTTACATCACCAACATAATTTTTTTTTAGTATCTGTAAACTTCTTTGATTACCTTTTACATCAGAGAAATCAAGTTCATATTTAACTCCGTAAGCCATTATTTAAATCTGTTTCGGTTTCTTTCTGCTCTTTGTAATGCAACAACTAAATCTTGTCCTCTAACTACAAACTCACCTGATAAGTTTTGAGAACCATTTGAACCTATCATACTTTTTAATTTATCTAATGGTGCTACAACTTCAGGATTGTGTTTTGCACCTGAATATTCCCCCATAAGACCTAATGTTGGTCCACTTATAATTCCACCATTTGCAAACTCCATAACTTTACCACCACGAACTTTATTTACAATTCCTTTTATAGCTGCACCTAATGCGATAGCTGCAAGACCTGCTACGACTGAAGTAAAAGGATTTCCAAAAGCTGCAAATATATCAGCAGATGCAATTGCCATCATTCCTAATTGAATTAACAAATCGCCTATTATTGAAAATACTTGTTGTGCAAATTGTTCGAATGATGCAGTTCCACCTGAAAATACTTTTGCTAATTGACCTGACAATGTATTAAACATTGCTTGTAAAGCACTTGTTGCTACAGAACCTGCTTGTGTTGTAGCTTCTGCTAATTTATTTAATTCTTCTCTAGTCTTTTTTGTTCCTTGTACAAGTAATTCATCTAAACCACTAGTGTCAGAAGTTATTTTNGNATTATCAGCAAACATACTTGTATCAATTCCTCTTTCTTTTGTAATGCCTTGTTNTATTCCATCACTAATTGCACCTCCAATNCCTACACCTACTTGTTTAAATTCATCCATTAAACTACCAACTGCAGATGATATTTTTTCTAAAATACTTTCACCTAATGGGTCTAATGCTTCAATCATTGAGTCAAACTTATCATCTATGCTTTTTAATGTTTTATCTAAATTAGATTCAATTTCTTCACGAGTTTTTTTACCAAATATTGATTTGCCTATTTCAACTATTGCCATAATTTTTGCAATACTTTTTTCTGCAAATTTTGCNANTTGTAAACCAACCATTTGTATATTAGTTTGNACGTGTTCAAAAGCTAATACTAGTGNAACTACTGCTGCTGAAACTAAAACAACAGGTGATGCTAATAAAGCAAATGCNGNTGCTAAANNTGAAATAATTAATATAGCAGGNCCTAATGCTGCAGTTAATCCTACTAATGTTAAAACAAGATTTTGTGTTGAGGTATCTAAATTGTTAAACTTGTTTATTGCAGTAGTTAAAAATCCNGCTAAGTTTTTGTATAAAAGGTAAAATTGTAACTGCTAAAGTTTTACCTAATTCTGTAAAAGAAGTTCTTACAGCTTCTAATGATTTTTTAAATTTAAAACTTAATTCATCTTCTAATTCTGTAAATGCAGTATTTAAAGTTCCTGTTGTGTCTGTCATACTGGCAAAAATCTGTTCAGTTGTACCGACATTATTTCCCATTAAATCTAAAACACCTGTCAATGCTCTAACATTACCAAACACTTTACCTGCTGCTTCTTGATTGTCACCAAATCTATCTGTTAAAGTTTTAAGTACAGATAGCAAACCTTGTTCTTTTAATTGTTCTCTTAATCCTTGTGCTGATAAACCAAAATTTTCTAATTCTTCATTAGCTTGTGAAGATGGATTTAATAGTGCAGATAAAATACCACGTAACGAAGTTGTTGCCATCGCTGCATCTGTACCTGTTCTTGACATTGCCGCTAAAGCTGCACCTACTTCTTCAAATCCTACACCTAATTGAGATGATACAGGTAATACTTTACCCATTGATTGTGCTAAACTATCTGCTTCTAATTTACCTTCACGAACTGCAGCAGTTAAAATATCTGTTGCACTTTCGGCACTTAAATTTTCTTGACCATAAGCATTAACTGCACTAGTAACTGCATCTGCTACTGTCTTAACTTCACCAAGACCAATTGCACTAGCTTTTGTTGCTGCTTCTAAAACTTTCATAGCATCAGCACCTCGTAAACCTGCTGAAGTAATAAAAAACAATGCGTCTGCAGCATCATTAGCATTAACACCTGTATCGACTGCTAACCTTTTAACTGCACCACCCATTGCATCTACTTCATCACTTGCTACACCTACTAATGTTTTTATTTTAGTCATTGATTTATCAAAGTCCAATGCCATTTTTACAGATGCACCACCTACTAAAGCTAATGGTAATGTTAAACTTCTAGATAATGTGCTACCTATTGATTTTGCTCTTGCCGCAAATCGTTGAAGTTTAGATGTTGAACTTTGTAATGCAATATTTAATTGAGTTGCATTACCAGTAAGATTTACTTTAAGATTATAATTGTGTTCGGCTCCTAACATAATACAAAAATAACTAATTTTTATTCAACTTACTATTAATAAGTTCTTGGTACTTTTCAAATTCCTCTTTAGATGTTTTTGGTTGTAATTTTTTTACTTTATCTTGAGGTAGCTCTATAAGGTCTTGAGGCTTCACCATTTGGCTTTTCTTTGAGCAATTGACATTATGTATCATTGAAGCAACAAAACGCGTTTGTTCCCACTTTAAATTGTTTTTAATAAAAAAAGATTCAGAAACAAGAATATTTTCTTTAAAAGTATTGCACCAAAATTCATTTGGATTTACACCTACATAACCAATATAAAAATCAGTTATATCATCCCAAGAAAGTTTATCTGCTATTTTTTTTTTGAATCAGTAGGATTTCTTTCTAAACCTCCGTTTAAAGAATTACCTAATATTTTAGATTCTGTCATTGCTACGACAATTTTTTCGATTTCTGTCGCTTCAATATCTTCCAACCAATTACCAATATCAAACTCATCATAATCTATTTCTTTTTTATTCTCTTGGTCATAAGCTAATAGACCACTATAAATTAATGTTCTTAAACCTTTTATCGAAATTCCATTAGAAAAAACATCTCCAATTTCAGCAAGAGATATATTGAGCATATCAGTAAAATTTGCCCAAAAGTTCATACTAAAATGGAGTGTTCTTTTTTTACCACCTATTTCTAGGGTGTAATAACCTCTTTGTTTGGTCATTTATTATTTATTAATTTGTAGATTCTACAATTGTTCCAGTAACTGTAATTGTTCCTGAATATGTAACTGCTTCTTCCATTGCACCTGATACTTCTACTGAAGATAAATATCCTTCTCCTGTGTAAACTGTATCACCAGTTGCTGCTGTACCAAATGAAAAATCACATTTTTGTCTTGTAAGTAATTTATGTGCGATTTCTTGCCCACCATTAGTATCAGTATAATCCATTAAACCATCAAAAGAAATTTCTGCACTTCTTACTGCAGGTATAACTTCAGAAAATCCTGCTGAATCTTTTGTAGTGGCATCTGCCATATCGTTAGTAAATGAAATTGAACAAGATGTTGTGTGTCCTATTGTAGTTGGTGAACCTGCATCATCCGCAATTTTGATTAATAAATTTGTTCCGTTAAATACTGTACTTGCCATAGCTTATAATTTTTATACTACAAATATAATTAAATTTTAAATAATAATTTTGAGATGATTTTATTCCACCAAATTTTAAAATTGTTTTTTTGTTTCTCTAACCAATCTGCTATAATTCTTAATATTCTTACCATTTCTTATCGTTTAAAAGTTGTATAATCTTAATTACTGTATAAACCAACGTTGCTATTATTAGAAGTGATTGTAGTGCTTCGTTTA